CAGAGGGCGTAACGGGCCAAGACTGCCGGGCAGGCCCAGTCTTGCGCGCAGCCACAGATCGCTTCTCAGCAGTGGTCATTTTAGCAGCAGCGGCCTTCGGGCGGCAAGCAGGATAGCCCCGGCGGTCCTTATCGCCCGAGCGCCCGCACTCCTTGCCGGTCTTCACATCAACCCACTTCTCACCGAACCACTTGCCGAGCCCGCCCTTAGCCACGAGGTTTCTTGACCCGGTTGTCCGGGCCTCCCCAGGTTCCACCGCGCTTCTTGTACTCCTTGGCAGCCCAAGCGTTAGCGTAGGCCGAAGGGTACACGTCGAACTTGGCCTTGGCCGCCGCCTTCACGCGGGACCAAAGGGCAGGGTTCTTGGGGGTCGAGGCAGCCATCAGCAGTTCCAAGCCCGGAGGGACTTGTTGATCCGGCTGTTCGGATCATTCGCCGTCTTGGCGCTGGTCAGCTTCTTTTTCATCCCCTTCATCCGGGCACAGAAGCTGTCGCGGCGCGGGCCACCCTCAGGCTGTGGCGCCTTCAGGCCGGGTTTCCCAGGGTTGGCGCGGTTGTAGGAAGCACGCCCCTTGGCGTTCAGGCCACCTTCAGGGTCCTTACCTTCCTTGCGCTGCCAAGCAGGCGTCTTAGCCATCAGGCATTCACCCCCTTGATCACGACGAAGTTGAGCACGGGCGTATCGGACGGGGTAGCGGAATTGCTGTGGTTGGAGACCGTGATCTTGCACGAACCCGCTGAGACCGCAGTGACGGTTACATCATAGCTCGCCCCGGTCAGGCCAGAGGCGAAGCAAACGTACACCACATCGGTCGCATCGATGAAGCTGTTGGTTAAGGTAAACTCGTTAGATCCATGCCCAGAAATCGCCGTAGATGCGAACAGCGTGATCTGACCACTCAGCTTGTTGAGCGTCACCCCAGTCGTGCGGCTCGTTAGCTGCGTGACCGTACCGCCGGTACCTGAGCCACCATAACCAAACGGAGCAGTAGCAACAATCTCACCAGTACCGTTAGGTGAAAGGGTCAGGTTCTGGTTTGTAGTAGTGGTAGAGATCACACCGCCATTTATACCAACGCCGTCAGCGACAACCTTACCGGTCCCCTTGGGAACCAGGGTGATACTGATATTGGTATCTGTGCCATCGGCGGTAAACGTGGCGCCCGTAAGATCAATATGTGCTGCCGCAGCAGTAGTGCTGAAAGTAGTTGCGTTTAAGGTTGTAAACGTAGCAGTCGGGATAACAACTGCACCTGTACCGTTGGGGGTGATGTTGATGTTGCCGTTGGTGTCGGTCGAGGAGATCGTGTTGCCGTCGATCTTGATGTTATCGACCGAGGCAGAACCCGTACCGAGCGACAGCGCCGTAGCAACACCGGTCCCGCTATGGACCACCTTCTCAGCACCCGCAGGGCCGCCGTCGATGTGCAGCAGCTGGCTGTAGGTATCCTTGATCTTGTTGCCAGTCAGATTGATAGGCACAGCGGGCTCCTGAGTAAAAAGGAGAATAGGGGCCTAAGCCCCTATTCATTAAGACACGGTTGCGCTGAACGGCGTAGCTTCAGAACCGGTAGCGATAACAGTGCCAGTGACGCTGAAATAACCAGCAGCCACATCAACAATGTTGATACGCTCACCAATCTTCACCGAGCCGGTCGTGGTGCGGTTCAATGTAATCGTATCGCTCGCAGCCACGGTCCCAAACGTCGTGGCAGTGCCATCGGCGTTATCAACCACGGTCAACGACCCAGACAACACATCGGTCGCATTGGCCACCTTGATCACATGGCTGTTGCTGGTAGCAAGAGCCTTGGTCACAAAGGTGTACACGTTACCCGTACCGGTTGCCGCAGGAAGCGTCACAGTGGAGCCCGCAGCGGCATCCAAAGCGATAATCTTCCCGGCATGGGAAGCAGCGGTCACAGTCAAAGTTGATCCGGCGGAAACCGGAACAGCAATGCTGGTAACCGTACCAACCACGAGGCTATCAACCTTCGCTTCAATAGCGCGTAGGTTAGACTGCGTAATACCCGTATAGAGAGCCATGATCTATCTCCTGTTGGAGATGGGGGCCGAAGCCCCCACCGGGTTACGAGCTCGGGATGCTACCCTGATCGGCGCCCATGTTGACCACGGCGAGCTGAACCTTCACACGGGCAACATCAACGCTGTTGCTGTTCATCGTCAGCAACACATTGGTATCCGCCGTGCAGAGGTAAGCAGCCGCGTCAGCATAACCGCCAACAGTACCAACCGTGCCATTCAGATCGAAACCGTCGATCCAGAAGTCGGTGGTGCCGCCGCCGATACCAACGTCAATGTTGGCAGAAGCGCCCTCAGCCTTCACAAGCACCGCAGAGCCGTTCAGAACGAACGTACCCTTTGGCAGCGTGCAAAGGACCAGGGTATCGGTAGAGGCCAGGGCAGCCACACCCGCCGCCGAACGCGCAGCCGCAATCTTAGCAAAGTCGAGATCAATCTCAACTACCGTGAAGCGGTTGGTGTAGGTGGACGGGTATGCCGTCGAGCCCTTATTGAACCCATAGGAGTCAGTAAATGCGGTCATGTCGGTGCTCCTTAGGCGAAGGTCACAACGGCCTGGGACAAGGCTTCAGGCTTCACAACCTTATAGCCATAGACCTGGAGGCCACGGATGATGTTACCGAAGGTCGTTTCGGAGCGGATCGTTTCCATCTCAGTCATCTGAGAAGCAAACGTCAGACCCATCTTCGTACCAGCGATGATGTTGTACTTCCCGCCAGTGTCAACCTTTAGGTTATGGCTGACATACAGCGTGAAGCGATCCACCATGCCAAGGCGACCATTGCGGATCACGGAAATACTGTCACCAACAAGAGAAGCATCCTTCAGCTCGGACTTCTTGATCAGACCGGCCATGCGGGCCGGAATTACCAGGAAGCGACCAGCTTCAGGGCAGTTAGCTTCATCAAGCACGGTGCCCATATCCACAATCAGATCGAGCACGGAAGCAGTGCCACCAGCGCCATCCTTAGACACAGACAGCGGAGAAGCGGTCGTGCCGAGGTTGAACGCGGAAGACACCGCACCAGCGGTGGCGCCCTTGTTACCAGACGCAATGTCCGGCAGCATGTCGGTCAGAACGCGCTGGTCGATCTTGATCTTCATCTGCTCAGAAGCATCCTTGGACCACAGGTCCATCAGCTTCACATCAGACTGAACGCGATCAATATCATCCTCAACGCAAGCGAAATATTCGCCCTTGTCGATAACCAACTGGAGCTTCGGCTTGTCGGGGTTTTCCACGACAAGATTTTGCCCCTTGACGTAATCGCGGATCGTGATGTTCGGGGTCGTACGGATATTCACCGTATCACCCTGATTACGAATCTCGCCTTCATAGTCAGTGTTGGAAATCGCCGCGAGGACCGTGGCGTCATAGAAGTTTTCGATCAGTTTGCCGGACCAAATCTCAGGGATGAAATTCCCCGAGTAGTTGGGACGGCCAGGAGCAACAGGGAAGCTCATAGCTTATCTCCATTTAACCATTTGCGACAATGCGATTCTCCCGCTGTGCGGAAAAGATATCGCGCTCGATACGGTCGCGTTCAGATTCCTTACCCCGATAAACACCCTTACGAACATCATCAAAGAACTTGGCGATATCCTTATGGGAATAGGTCTTCGGTGCTTGTGTAGAGGGGACACTGCCCCCGCGACTACGCCCCGGAGCTACCTGCTTATCGAGTTGGGAACCCACTACGCCCCGATTTGGTTGAGCAACAGATCGACCATTTGAACCTCCCCAGGCAGTGAAGAAAGCAGCAACACGGCGCACATCGAGGTTACGCTGAGCATCATCAAGGTAGGTCTGCCGGGTAAGCCCGGTCAGAGGATCAACCTCAAGCAGCCAACTATGGAAGTCTTGGCTGGCGTTAATATCACGCCATTCAGGGACCACCGTAGCTAGTTCGCTCCAAAAAGCCTGCTCAGCCGTTACAGCCTGACGTTGAGCGACCTGCTCAACACGAGGAACTACATTGGTCTGCAACTGGCGAACCACTTGCTCCAACTCGGCAACCCGGCGGTTAGCCGCCGAAACCTCCTCACGAGTCACACGACGCATGACTTCGATGGAGTCGCCATAATCCTCGACATCCTTATCAGTCACCAACCGCTCAGCCTGAGCATAAGTGGTCGGAGCCGGTGCGGATAACGTAGATAGTAACTGCTCTAGTTGTGCAACCCTATTACTAAGCTGCTGATTTTCTGTCCTAAACCGGGCAGTGTCAGCATTATACATACCCTGAAGGGTGCGATAACGCTGTTCAGCAGTGCTGTCGTCGCTACTGGTGTCGGATCGCCTTTGCTCGTTAGGCGCCGACTCGGGTGCAGTATTAGCTTCACTGTCGGCTTGCCCAGCCTGTACGC